ATTGGATGCCAATTACACAGGATTATTTGATAGCCAACCTGAAGCAGAAGGGGATGCAGGATATGAGGGCAGAAAAGGTGGCAGCAATTTTATGGAATATTTTGGATGGCAGTATTGTGCCAAAATAGTTTCTGACCATGAGCACATACCATTGCAAGATGCATATGAACTTAAAGTGGTACATTTTTTAAATACATTGTCTTACCTTAAAGCTAAATCAGATTATGATTCAGAACAGGTTAAGAAAATAAGATAGTTTGTTGGTTAATAAATAGAGCAATCGTACCCCTGCCATTTCTATGGTGGGGGTTAGTTATTTTATAACCTTTGCCCTATTTATATACATGAGCATCAATAGGAATCAAATAGAGGCACTAAGAAATGGCTACATTCAAAAGATAGGTAGTGGTGACTACAAAGTATTGAATAGTAAGAAGCTGCCTATTCTTGAACAGGCTTTAGCTGAATTTGGTTTAGATTTCAATAATGCTATAATAGCTAATTTAGAAAAGACAGGGTCAATCTATAAGGGTAAACTTGCTGAACCTGCTTTTCCTACCATTACAAAGTTTGGCACTAAGTATGTTCTGAATTTGGGATATGCTAAAGGCAGCCCACAAATTGAATACTTTGATTACATCAATAAAGGGGTTAAGGGTGCAAAGAGTGGTCAACCTGCAGATTCACCTTATTCATTTAAGAATTCATTTCCTAATAGGAAAATGGCAGCTAATATATTCACATGGCTTAACACTTCAAGAAAACAAGCAAGGGCAGATAATGTGACATATAGCAAAGATGGTGGTGAAAGCCCTACACAGATTAAAAGGCAGAAATTAAAGAATTTGCTTACAACTGCAAAGAACAAAAAAAGTTTAGCTTATGCAGTATCTTCTAAAATTAAAAGCAAGGGTATTAAACAAACTAAATACTTTGACAATGCAGTAGCACAGGTATTCAATAATGAATTTACTGATGCAGTTGCTTATGCAGTTATTAGTGATGCAGCAGTTAGGATAGTAGCAAATATTACAAAAGAAACAAAAGGAAATAAATAATGGCAATAACAATACAAAGTAGCCCTGCAACCTATGCAAGTATGCATGATGACTTATGGTTTGTAGCATCTTCAACTAATGTAGGTGAAACTTCATTTAAGTTTGTATATGATGTTTATGTGAATGGTAGTCAGGTTAGCAGAACAAAGGTATTCCCTGCACCAAGTGCTGAAGGCAGCTATGGTATATTCAATAGTTCACCAATGGTTAGGTCTTATGTTACTAACTACTTTGAACCATCAGGCAGTTCAATATTGGTATCATCTAATAATAAGATAAAGGTTGATTATACACTACAGATAGGTGAAGAATATGTTTCAGGTGGTAATTTAGTTACTACATTAAATATGGCATCAGGTGCATTGTCAGCTTATAATTATTACCCACCATTGTTTGCAGATATATTCTTTGTTAATAATGACACACCATTGGTATTGTCAGATTACTATGAAAACCTTTTAATTGAAAACTTTACAGATGATTGGTTGACTGAAAGGGATAATGATGAAATAGCTATTGAATATGGTGACAATTTTTATGCTACATACTTAAAGATTACTGCAGGTACTTATGCAGCATGGGTTGATGTAGTAAATGAAGCAGGTGCAGTTACAGATACTGCAAGTGCTAATATTACATTAAGTGGGCAGATGAACTTATTTAATTGTCAGGCAGGTCATATTAATACATGGGCAGGTAGGACTTTAATTACTGATGCAGCTTATGGGTATCATGTGTATCTTAAAAGGGGTGTAGCAATATCAAGAAAGTTAAAGTTTGTTCAGAAGTGCTATCCTAAGTTCAAACAATATAACCTTCACTTCTTAAATAGATTAGGTGGTTGGGATACTATGAAGTTTGCTTTAGTTAACAGAAGGTCAACAGAACTACAAAGGGCTTCATACAGAAGAAATGATTGGCAGCTAAGTGGCAATAGAATGACTAACATTGATACATATAATAAGTACAATGAAACTACTTTGAACTATGCTATTCAGCATAAGGATAAGTTTAAACTTATATCTGATTGGGTAACCTATCAGGATTATGAATGGTTGGCACAATTGGTAGCAAGTACGATAACTTATATAGAAGTACAAGGTGCATATTTTCCTGTTACTATAAGTAGCAATACTTATGAATATAAGGTTAATAGTGCTGATAAGATATTTAATTTTGAAATTGACATTGAAGTAGGTAAATATTTAACAAGCCAATTTAGATAATGATAAGTACTGAAATATATATTGAAGATTATAAATTAGACCTGTTGCAGGATATAAGTTCTGAATTCACTTATACCATTGATGACATTTCTGACTTTGGGTCAAAGAATACATCATATAGTAAAACAATATCTTTATCAGGTACTGCAAAGAATAACCAAATATTTGGCTTTGTATTTGACTTAGGTAATGCAAACTTTACTGATGACACATTTCCAAATGTTAACTATAACTTTAATGTATCTAAATCAGCACAATGTAAAATATTTATTGACAAGGTACAGATATTTAAAGGGTCATTAAGGATATTAGAAATAGTAAGTCAGCATGATACCATTGAATATCAATGTTCTGTATTTGGTGAATTAGGTGGTTTTATAACTGCATTAGGAAATAAAAGATTAACAGGTAATGATAATATTGCAGATGATTTAGATTTTAGTGCATATAACCATTCTTATACTACAGGTAATATTTCAGGTAGTTGGGATGCTGCAAGGGGGTCAGGGTATTATTATCCATTGATTGATTATGGAAATGTAAGCACAGGACTATATGGAACTGCTAAAGTAGACTTTCAATATAGTGCACTAAGACCTTCATTCTATGTTAAACAATATATAGATAAGATATTTGCAGCTACAGATTATACTTATGAATCTGATTTTTTTAATACTGATTTCTTTAAAAGATTAATTATACCTAATAATCAAAAGACATTATCAGGATATAGTACATCAGGTTTAAATGTTTCTGCATATCAACAAATATATGATACAAGTAATTACATAGTACCAATTGAATATGATATTAAAACATTATTAGGTAATTTTACTGCTAATGGTACTAATACAATTTTTACATATACAAGTGCTACACCTAAAACAGGTACATTAAGTGGCAATGTATTGGGTAGATACAGAACTGCTAACTATGAAGGCAGGGTTAAAATATTAAAAAACAATTCAGAAATATTTTCATATTCAGTAGGTACAGGTAGTACAGGTAACTATTTTAATGTAGGGTTTTCATTGGAAAATATAACATTTAATAATAATGAAACTTTAGAAGTACAATTTGTAAGAATTGGTGGTAATCAATTTATTACTACATTACTTGATATTTATAGTGCAGATATTACATTAACTTCAGGTGCTTCAGAAATTACACCTATTAATTATGGTGAAGCAATTGCAGTAAATAGCACATTACCAAAAGGGATATTTCAAAGGGATTTTATATTGAGCATTGCAAAAATGTTTAATTTATATATTTTTGATGATGTCTATGATGACAAGAAAATACATATAAGACCTTATATTGATTTTTACCCAAATGTTTCTGACAATGCTTTAGATTGGTCTAATAAAATAGATAGGTCTAAGCCATTAAGCATTAAACCAATGAGTGAATTAAATGCAAGGTATTACCATTACAAGTTTAAAGAGGATAACGATTTTTATAATGAAAACTACAGAAAGAAGTATAATGAAAGCTATGGTGATAGGGTATATGATACTTCTTATGATTTCAGTAAGAATACAGAAAGTGTTGAAGTAATATTTGCACCATCAGTATTATATCAAGGCACAGGCACAGATAAGAAATATGCTGCTATATATAAGAAATCTAATAATAATACTACAGAAGATACTATAGATAGTGTTATTAGAATTATGCAGGTTAAGAAGATTACAGGTGTAGGTTCATGGACTATTAAAAATGGTGCAACTACATTAGCAACATATACATCATATGGCTATGCAGGTCATTTAGATGACCCTAATAGCCCAACTAATGATATTAACTTTGGTGCACCTAAAGAATTATTTATATCAGTTAGTACATACCCAACTACTAATGTATTCAATGCATATCATTCTGAATACATAGCTGAAATCACAGATAAGAATAGCAAGTTGCTGACATGTTCAGCTTTGCTAAGCACTATAGATATATTGAATTTAGACTTTAGCAAATACATTTGGATTGATGGTGTACTATTCAGATTAAATAAAGTTGATGGGTTTAACCCAATGGAATACAACACTACAAAAATAAGTTTATTAAAAGTAATTGAAACTGAATACTAATGGCAGAAGAAAAATTAAATTTGCAGATAACAATTGATACTGCAGCAGGTACAGAAAATGTTGACAAACTTAATAATAAGACTAAAGAAACTGCTAAGTCTGCTAAAGAAGGGCAGGGTGCATTTTCTTCATTAGGTAATACTATCAAGTCATTAGGTATTATATCTGTTATTGCAGGTGCATTCAATTTCTTTAAAGAAACATTATCTAAGAATCAGAAGGTTGCAGATTCAGTAGCAGCAGTATTCAATACTATTGCTACAATAGTTAATAAATTAGTGGACATATTTATTGATGTAACTGCAGCAGTATCTAAAAATACTAATGGTTTTGATGCACTTGGTAAAGTAATGACAGGGTTACTTACATTAGCCATTACCCCATTAAAGTTTGCTTTTGGTGGTATTAAGTTATTCATACAAGAAGCACAATTGGCATGGGAAGATTCTTTTTTAGGTGGTAAGGATGCTGACAAGATTAAAGAACTTACAAAGAACATTGGTGATACAAAGAAGTTTTTAGGTGAAACTGCAGATAATGCAGCAGAAGCAGGTAAGAAGATATATAATAATTTTAGTGCTGCAGCATCTTCTGTTATTGATGTAGTTAGTGGAGTGGTTGATAAGGCATCTAAAATAAATGTAGCTGCAATATATGACCAATCTAAAGCAACTATAGCACTTCAGAATAATGCAAAGTTAGCTGCTGCTGAATTAGCAGGGTTAGTTGAAAAATATGACAGACAGGCTGAAGTACTTAGACAGGTTAGGGATGATGAATTTAAAAGTATTGATGATAGGATAGCAGCAAATGAAAGTTTAGGTCTTGTTTTAGATGAACAAGAAAAGGCAATGAAGAAATTAGGTGCTACTAAAGTAGCTGCTGCTGCTGCTGAATTATCACAGAACAAAACAAGCATTGACTTACAGGTAGCATTAAAAGAAGCTATTAATGAACAGGCAGGAATTGAAGCACAGGTTGCAGGTAAAAGGTCAGAATACTTAGTTAATCAGACAGGGTTAGCAAAAGAAAAATTAGCTATAGATGCATCATTGGCAGCAAGTGCTAATAAGATTTCATTAGACCAACAAAAGGCAAATGCTGATTTAATAAAGGATGAAATATTAAAACTTGAAATTAAGAAGCAAATTGCTGCAGAAGAAGCAGAATTAGAATTAACAAGACTTCAGCAGAATATAGATAATGCTAAGGTAGGTACACAAGCAAGGGCTGATGCTGAAATAGCTTTTGCTGAAAAGAAAGCTGAAATAAATAATCAGATATTAGCATTAGATGATAGCCTAAATATAGCAATATTAGATAGGGCAGCTAAGACAAGGACTGAACAAGAAGCATTATTAATTGCTGACTATGAATTAAGCAAGGCACTTGGTGATGCTAAGTTTCAAGATGAATTAGATTTATATGAAAAGACAAGGGCATTAGAAAGACAGAATATTGAAGCAAGAATACATACTGCAGCAGAATTAGAAGCATTTGACAAACAAACTTCAGCAGGTAGAATACAGATTGAAAAGGCTACACAAGAAACTAAGTTGGCTATTATATCAGATGCATTGGGTGCAGTAGCAGATGCAGTAGGTAGGGAATCAGCAGCAGGTAAAGCATTTGCAGTAGCACAGGCAGTTATGAATACATATAGTGCTGCCAACAAAGCTATGTCAGCTTACCCCCCACCATTTAGTTTCATTGCTGCAGGTACAACTATATTGGCAGGTTTAATGAATGTAAAAAAGATTATTAGCACCCCATTACCTGCAACTGCAGGTGGGTCTAATGCAGGGTCAGGTGTTTCAATGTCAGCACCTGTAGCACCCCCAACACCACAAGCTATGACCACAAACCTAAGCCAATCAACTATAAATGATATTGGCAATCAGGCAGTAAGGGCTTATGTAGTTGAAAGTGATGTTTCAAGTAATCAACAAAGAATAGCTGCCATAAGACAAAGGGCAAGATTTAGTTAATATTTTTAAAAAACCTATTTATGAATATGGAATTACCAATATACATGTTAGACATATCAGAAGATTTACAAGATGATTCTGAAGTTAGTTTTGTAGCATTAGTTGACAAACCTGCAATTAGAAAGAATTGGAATGCATTTAAAGATGTACAGAAGTTTCAAATTGTTAGTGAGGATAAGCATATTATTAGTGGATGCCTTATGTTAGCAGATACCCCTATATATCGTAGGGATGAAACTTATGGTGAATACTATGTTTCATTTTCTAAGGATACTATTGTTAAGATAGCACAGAAGTTCTTTAAAAAAGGGTATCAATCTAATATAAACTTAGAGCATAGCCCATCAATGCAAGTGCAAGGGGTTACAATGTTTGAAAGTTTTATTAGTGATAAGTCAAGGGGTATTGCACCTATGAAAGGATTTGAAGATGCACCTGAAGGTAGTTGGTTCGGTTCTATGTATGTAGAAAATAAGGATGTATGGAATGAAGTAAAGAACGGAAATTTCAATGGTTTTTCTATTGAAGGCATATTTAACTACAAACCAAAAATGAATCAAGAAGAAATGATGATGGCTGAAATTAAAAAAATATTAAAGTCAGTTCAGTTCTAAGTGATAAACTAAGTAATTAATTCACATTTAAAATAAAATACAATGAATCCAAAAGATGCATTATTAAAAATTAGGGCTTTATTTGAGGATATGCCACAAGAACCTGTAGTTGCTGCTGCACCTACTGAAGTACCTGCACCTGCAGAAACTAAAGTTCAAATGGCTGAATATTCTTTAGTAGATGGAACTAAGGTTATGATTTCTGCTTTAGAAATCGGTGGTAAAGTTGAAATGGCAGATGGTACACCTGCACCAATGGGTGAACATCAATTAGCTGATGGAACTTCAATCCAATTAGATGAAGCAGGTATTATCATTGAAATATCTTCACCAAAAGAAGATGTGATTGTTGAAGAACCTGTAGCACCTGCTGCACCTGTACCACCTGCACAAGATGTTACTGCATTGGTAGCTGAAATGGAAAATAAATTTAATGCTCAAAAAGAGCAATTAGAAAATAAGATTTCTGAATTAGAAAGTAAAGTTAAACAAGGGTTTGCACAAGTAGCTGAATTAGTTGAAGCACTTTCAAATGTACCAAGTACTGAACCTACACAGAAATCAAAAAATGCTTTTTCATCTTATATATCAACAAATGATATTAAAGAAGAAAGAATAGCTAAATATAGAAACGCAATTTTAAACAAATAAAAATTAATAAACATGTCATTTAATGTATCTGCATTAAGCAACTATACAAAAGAAAACGAAGCACTATTGGTGACTTCAAGTGTATTAGGTGCAAAGACTGCTGCTTTGATTCAAAGTGCAGGAAATGTTATGGTAGGTGTTAAATCTGCCGAAACAATCAATATCATGGACACAGATGCCGTTTTTCAAGCAGGTGGAACTTGTGGATGGAACGCATCAGGTGCAACTACTTTTTCACAAAGAGCAGTAACCATTGGTAAAATTAAAGTACAAGAATCTTTATGCCCTAAAGCATTAGAAGCTAAGTATTTACAAAAGGCTTTACCTACAGGTTCTACTTATGATTCAATCCCTTTTGAAGAAGAATATTCTAAGAAGAAAGCTGCAACTATTGCTGCTCAATTAGAAACTTCTTTATGGCAGGGTGATACTGATTCAGTTAATGTTAACTTAAACAAGTTTGATGGTTTTGTTAAGTTGATTGGTGCTGCTGCAGGTGTAGTTGCTGCAAATGGTTCTACATATATTTCAGGTGCACCTTTAAGCACAATTACTGCTGCTAATGTAGTTAGTATTTTTGATGGTGTTTACAAAGCAATCCCTTCTAAAGTAGTTGCTGCTGATGATGTAGCTATTTTCTGTGGTGATGATTTATTTAGAACTTACACTATTGCATTAAAGAACACTAACATGTTCAACTATGCAGTTGATACTAAAGCAAATGGTGAATTCGTATTGCCAGGCACTACTATCAAAGTTATAGCTTTACAAGGTTTAAACGGAACTAATAAGGTATATGCAATGAGAACATCAAATATGTTCTTAGGTACAGACTTATTGAATGAGCAAGAAAAATTTGAAATCTTCTTCGCTAAAGAAGCTGATGAAGTTAGATTTGCTTGTGAATTCAAAATGGGTGTGAATGTTGCATTCCCTGATGAAATCGTTAAGTTCATCTTAGCATAATTAATAGGGGGGTGAAATATCCCCCCATTTTTAAATAATATAAAAAAATAAACATCATGGCATGTGCATTAACACAAGGATATACATTAGATTGTAGAGATTCCTTAGGTGGTATAACAGAAGTTTATTTTATGGCTTTTCAAGATGTTTCTTCTTCAACTGAAGCAAGTGGTGTTATTACTGCTTTGACTAAAGCAGTTGGTAAAAGATTCTATAAATATGAATTAACAAAAGGTACTTCTGTTATGACTGAAAATGTTAATAGCAATGTACAAAATGGTACTTTATATTTTACACCTGAATTGACTATAATTTTAAACAAATTGCAAGTTAATACAAGAAATGAAATCTTGTTATTAGCTCAAAATAGACTTGTTGCAGTTGCTAAAGATAACAATGGTAAGTATTGGTATCTTGGCAAAACAAGGGCATTAGATTTAACTGCAGGTAGTGCTACAAGTGGTACTGCTGAAGCAGACAGAAGTGGTTACACTTTGACATTTGCAGGTGCTGAACCTTCAATGTCACCTGAAGTAAATAGTGCAGTAGCTGCTGCCTTAACGACTGCAGGTTAATAGTTTGTAGTTTTTCATAGTTGTGAACCCCTATCCTTAAAAAGATGGGGGTTTTTGTGTTAGGAATACCCATCATAAAGTTTCTTTTTTGACATTAATGATGGCATAATAAGTCATAAAATGCACTTTCTGATATGCATTTGTCCTTTATAAAACCCATTGAGTAAAAATACTCAATAGATTGAGTAAAGTAAAATAGTAAAGTTATTGCTTTACTTTAGCACCCATAAAGTAAAATAATAGCTTTACTTTATAATTTTGGTACAACAAGATTTTATAATTTTGGTGAACATCTGTACCAATATAATATGAATTTGGGGGTTTCAATTGTCCGATTATATCGGTCTGTTCACTTTTTTTATCTGTTCATGGTTCGTGAACATGTTAAATTAGTGAACTATCAAAACTTGCATAGTTTACATTTTTTGCTAATAGGGTAGTATTACTACTAATTTATGTAACTTAATCACACTTTTTAGTATGAATAAATGTTAGAAGATATAACAAAGCCAATTTGGACAATTTACAAATTTTGTTACAAACCCATATAAATCAGTAACATATATACCCTAACTATGTTACAACAATTAACCGAATTACCACTAACTATGTCACATAT